GGATCCTGCATAAGTTTGATTAAATGTTCTTCACTCTTAACCTGTTTGTAGACATGAACGTTTAACAGGTCTAGTTTCATGTAGCCGCGTTCTTCAGCAGTTTCATAATCTAAACTAGCTAGTCCTGAAAATGGATCTACAGGTATTTCAGTAGCGTATACACCTGTGTTGTGTTTTACTAACTTACCGTCACGCAGAATACTAGCCGGAGTAACATCCAGCAAAGCCAATGCCTGCTCACGATCTGCAAAGTCTATGTCAATGTCTGATTTGAATTTCATTAAAATATATCCGGGCGTGGTGTATTTGGGATAATGCCGATAGGTTCTTCTGATGCTGTCTGCATATCTTTTATGTCTTTTCGTAGCTGTTGCATTTCATATTGAACCTGAACCATGTCTAATCGAATATTCATAACTTCATTGTAGATTTTTTCTAATAATTCATGGTCCATGGTAAATCCCTTAAAGTCATTGAAGTCATTGAAGTCATTGACAATCGTTTCTATTTGAGTTTTCATAATAGAATTTGCATTTAACAATTGGCTTTTATTATAATATGCTATTTCTTTAAGTTTGTCAACCAATTGTTCATCCCATTTTAAAAATGGTAGTTGGTTTAACAAATCAACTATGGCCGATAATCTATCGTCAACATTGCTAATATTGTCATATTCCTCAGACCAAATTTCGTTATAGGTTTTAAACCCCAACCGGTGTAGGTGCTTTATAAAATTATAAGACCCTATTAAGATAAATGGTATCCCTGTTATCAGAGCCTTGATTGTTTTTTCTGTCAAATGAAATTCATCAATATCAAAGCAATCAGTTTCAACAACTAATAATACCTGAGTTTTATTATATATCTTAATAGGTATTGACGAACTAATTGAATAATGATCATCTATTTCACTATGACTATCCCATTTTTCAAAATTATAATTGATATCTAAATGGTGATTAGGTTGCCCAAGTTCTTGCCCTTGGTAATTTAAAATATAATTATTGAATTGAACGGTTGATTTAATTAGATTAACCAACTTATCTCTTGTTATGTGTTGTTTGCCTATTAGGGCAGAAAATACAAAATCTTTATCTTGTGTATAATCGTACTGTAGATCTTGAAAATAATCTAAAATATTTGGGCAGGTTAATCTTTTAATATAATCAAAAAGAAAATACGTCCAATAGATCAGCACATAGTCAATGCCAATATCAATTGTACTATCCCACCAACCATTGGAAAATAAAATATATTTTTTATTCTTTGGGTAATCAGCAAAGTATCGATTGATATGATACCCCTCAGTTATCATATCAATTATGACAATATTAGAATCTGATGATTTTATAGCATCAATATCATAATAGGGTATAATAGGAATTCCAGATGGGTCTGAAATAATAACTTGATTTGTAAACGAAGTACCAGGAGTTAATTTAGAATATCGCTCATATGCCGACATTGCTGCTAGTAAATCATTGAATATTGTATCACGTACATTAACACGAATCATAAACCAGCCTCACCCAGTATCATTTTAACCCATTCAGTATCCGCTACATAGTCTTTAAATTTTCTTTGCCAATATTCTGGATCTATCCACGGCAACACGATGCCAATTTGATCTTCGTTAAGTTTTTCAAGAAACTCAACACCCGAGCTACAATTAAACACAATCCAAGGGCTAATCCTACCATTACTAATATGATAGCAAATACGGTTGCTATTACCATATCTAAAATAGTCACTAAATCCGCCTTTAAGTTCTGGATGTTCATCTGCATAGTCTTGCATTTCCTTTAGTGCTCGTTCAAGTGCGTCTTGTACTGCTTCTTTACGCATATATCCGTTGAGGTATTCTAAGTATACTTTTTCATGTGTCCAATGGTCGAGTTTCTTGTTTTCTTTAATAACCCAATCAATAAACATCTTAGGATTAACTGCACGTATACTAACCATGTGGCGACCAAATTTCACAAAGGCCTTGTAGTAAGGGCTAGCAACAAAGTCACTATAACTTTTCATCTTAGCTGAACCCTGTGTCATTTCATAAAAGCGTAGATATGCCTGAAGTCCAAACTGTACGCCAGTTTCTTTTTCTTCCTGCCAACGACGTTTTTGTTCGCAGAGATGCACCGCAAGACTTGACTCTTTGCGGAATTCTTTTTCACAATACTTACACTTAAAGGTCGGACTTGATTGACTTGTCATCATATCCGAGTGTTCGTGCCAGGTCTGCAAGATCTCGTTTATCATTGATAGCTGCCATTAATTCTATTTCATCAGATTTCATATCTGGGAAATGTTTGGTTAAAAATTTAACTGCTTTGCTGTTGCTTTCTTTCTTTTTGCCTTTGAGCCAATAGTGATATTGGATACCCATCTGTGGGCTTACAGTGGTACAGGCTAACCATTGTAGTTTAGTGTGCTTGTTTAATTCAAAGAAATGTTTGTTTACACGTTCATTGGTGGCCATGAGATAGTAGGCCTGTAGGTCAGCTGAGCCGCCAACATTAGCACCATATTTCAACATTAGATATGTTGAGAACTGTTTCTTCTGTTCATCTGTAAATTTGTCATAGTAGGCACGATCCTTACGATCATACGCAGCCATTTCATTGCCAATATATAAGGGATCTGTATTACTCATCGTTTATTTCTAACATAGTTAATTAACTGTGTGATGCTCTGTTGCATGTCACGGTATTTGTGTTTCATTGATTCTAGTTCTGCAGACAATACTCTGACCTGATCAACTAACTGACCAAACGCTTCCTGTGTTTCACGTAGTTTTTTATCTTGACTTAATAGGTTAGGGCGTGGAGGCGCATTAGGATCTACTGCACGTTTCTTTTTCTGTTTAAATTGTTTTGGGTTAAATGCCATCTGGGTTTTCCTTAGAGAGCTTATATATAATTATACATTGTTCTACCGCTGATTGTAAAGCAGTATTTTGGTTACGCTTTTCATATATATCCGCCCACATACGCCGTTCTACTTGTTCTTTGGCCATCCAATTTTGCCCAATCATAAACTTTTCGCTGTCTGGTGCACCTACTTCGCGAGCATAGGTAGTTAGTCCACCATCTGGACTTTCGTATATGTAAGTTGCTCCTGGTTTATATAAGCCCATCTACCATATTTTTCCGTAGTCTACCACTTCACTTTGGCGGCTGATATCTTTAACAAAGTAAGCACACATTGGGTGTTCGCCATCGTTGATTGGCACTGCCAGCATTTGCCCAGGACGTAGTTTAGGGAAATACCATTTGACGTCTTGATAGATGTCCACAATCTCAATTGGTTCAAATACTGGTTTGAAACTGTCCAAGGGATTAAAGGTAAACACATTAAAGCCACGATCGTTAATTGAAGTAAGTGGGATAACTTCTAGGTCGCCAAAGTCTGGTTCACCGATAAGTATCTGCCAATCCACAGGCATCTTAACTAGATTACCACCAATGTTCAAGACTAGTGCCGGACTGTTAAAACTTTCTAAAAAGATCAAGGGAATAAAGAAGTAGTCTGGATTCTTTGGATCACTATTATCTAATATAGCAAAACGCAGATCCTCAACTTCATCAGGGATCTCATTCATTTCATATGCGGTGTTTTCAAGTGTTAGTATATACATAAGGGCTCCAAAATAAGATTTTGATATTTTTGTTTGAATGTATCAAAATCTGGGTTACTTTCAAGTACTATAGAAAATATTAAACGTTGAGTGTAGATATTTTCTACGCTGTGATAATATTGTACATTATAAGAATGCCAATGTTCAGCGGGGATAGTTATTTTAAAATCTAATTCTAAATTTTCATACAAATCATTTTCTGCTTGATCTAAATTATAGGTGTGTCTGGGATTTTTAAAAAAACAAGTTCGCACATCATCCCCGCCTGTGGCCAACAGATAGTTTATAGACATTTGTCTTTGACGATCACAATGTGGAGGACTTTCAGCAGGTAGTCCATCTGTATAGGTGTTTTCTAATTTACCAACTGTGGCAAATAGTTTTTCATCGAAGTAGGGACTGTATACTGCATTGACTTCTTCAAGCATGTCGTTGGTTAATATAGTAGCACCGCGGCCATAAACATGACTTACTGCTCTAATAGAGTTCTTATGAAAGTTTTCTGTCCAGATTCTAGCAGATTCATCTAAGTCAATATCTTTTGCCAGCTTAATTATCTTGGTTTCTAATTCAGTGGGTAATTTAGGCAAACTAAGATATACTACTTTTGCCTGTGCTAGTTTTGCCATTCTGTTTTTTCCACCACAAAAGGATAATTAGCTTCTTTGTAAAATTGCTTTCTTTTTGTTAGGTGTCGTTTAGCAAACTTACAGGTTGATGTTACGTCCCAGATCTGTACAAAGTCTTTGTCTTCTGCTTTGCGAATACCGCGCCCTATCGATTGAATAACTCGTACAAAGCTCTTCCCAGGCTCGACCAGAACCAAATTAAATATACGAGGGATGTTAATACCAACAGCCGCCACACCATAAGTGGCGACAATAACTTTGTCATCACTCGTTGCCACATCATCATACTGTTCTTTTCTGTCATCTGCTTTAGTTCCTCCACTTACAAATACTGAATCCGCAATGCGCTCTACTAGAGCTTTACCTGGTGCTAGACGATCCACTAGTACCAAGGTATTACCTGTCTTGCGAATTGACTCTACTAGTTTAGCAATGTAATCTAAACGTGATTCTGTTTCTAATAGATAGCGTAGTTCACTTTGATAATCTTTATATTCTACGTGATCAACTAACTGTAGGACATTTACATGACAGTTTGCTAGTACGCCCTGCTCTTGTAGTTCACTGGCACTTAAGCGGCCAATAACGTCACCTATTGAGCATTTTAGGCTGACAAATTCGTAGTCTTCTTTAGGTATTGTGCCAGTTAAGCCCCAGCGAATAGGTATGTGACTCATTACCCCAGTCAATAGTGTTTTAAGCGCATCTGCTTTGGCCATGTGTACTTCGTCAACCATAACACAAACAACATCTTGTATAAACTCACCAATGGTAATGTCTACTTCGTAGTTGCGACTGCCTTTCATCAAGATATTCAAACTCTGCCAAGTGCAGATAGTATGTGTACGACCATACTCTTTACGGTCACCAAAGTATACCCCAACATCCAGGCCCATGTTCTTGTAGTCTGCTTCTGTTTGAGTGACTAGACTTTTGTTTGGAACGATGACAATAGTACGTCCATGTGGTTCACAGCTATAACTCAGTGCGGCTGTGATCAGTGTTTTACCTGCACCTGTGGCCACTTCTTGTAGGCACTGTGGATTCTTTAGGAACTTATTGATGATGTCAATTTGATAGTCACGTAAGACTATTGGCTGGCCTGCCATGGGATGCCGTTCCGGCCATGTGATGTGACTGAATGTTGATTCTGTTACTTCATCAAATTTAAACTGTGTTTGATATTCACGAGTATCTTCTATCTCTATAGCATAACCTTGCTGTTCTAAATAGGGTAAGATCTCTGGTAGTAAGTTAATATAAGTACTGCCGCCTAGTTGGAAGAAAGCTACTTTACCATCCCAGCGTCCTAGACGCACTGCGGGTGTATAACGTGCTCCAGGTATTTCATACTTGAACATGTTAGACAGTTCTTTACGTTCATGTAGGTCTAGGCCTTCTATCTTTAGATTACACTCGTCTTTAATAATTAATCTGGCTAGGGCCATTAGTTGTCTCTCAATTGGCTTGCGCCATAGTAAATGATTTTTTCTGCTCTGCGTGTCCAGTCCATTTTCTTACCACCAAACATCATTTCAAATGTAGTGATCATCAATGGTACAGGCCAATCCCAAGTCTTTGGAATCTTCTGAGCATATACTACTTTAACACCATATGGGTCATACTCGCTAGTGCTAGTCTTACCATTTCTATCAAACCTAACTATGTCAGATTCATCAAAGCGACTTAGATCTATGTCAAACAGTGTAGGATTGAATATGCAGATAGGATACCTATTGGTCTGTTCAGCATAGTCAAAGATCATATTTAAATTATCTGTGCTTGGTTGTATATGCACAGTATGTTTGGTACTGATATAATGCATAGGTTGAGGACAAGCGGCTAATATGCTGTCATCAACAGTGTAACCACCTAGACCTGAATAGTCTACCAAACGGATTGTATTATCTAGTCCAAACCCGCCCAAATGGTTTTCTATATAGTCTAATAGGCTATTTGCTGCATTTGTAATAGTATATTTACTATTATCCTGTACAAGTTTAATCTCGTATGGTTGCTGTTCTGATTCAAGTATCCGATCAAATAATTCTTTGACTTCTGGGGCTATGTCAAATCCAATCATATCGCCCCAGGTATAGATCCAATTGACATTAGCTTCAGTTATGGCCACATGCCATCGTTTACTGTCGCGATCAAATCTAACAGAGCCTTGACTTTCTTCTCTGTAGTGATGTAGTTCTTTGATCAACATGTCGTTGTAGGGGAACTTGACTATGATACCATCGTCTTCTATCCAAATGGCCTTGGTAGTGTCTAGTTTGCGTACAGGTATACGGAATTGAGGATTCTCAACTGGAGTAACATCAATGTTTATTTTGGCAAATTGTCTACGATACTTTAACACAAGTTTACAAGCAAGTATAGCTTGCTTTTCTGTTAAGGCTATGCCACCTAATGTTGATGATGCCATACTGTCTACGATCTGAATATCATAGCGTGCCAAGCTAATAGGTTTGATGCCTAGAATAAGATCAAAGCCAGCTAAGAATTCTAAGTAGTCTTCTACGTAGTTATAAGTTACCATACTCATAGTATTATTATACCTTAGTTAACAGTGAATGTCAACAGAAAAAGAAGCCCATGTATTGCTACACGGGCTTTAAGGCTATCACACTAGGAGCTAGACAATAGGAAGTGTGATAGAAAACTATTTAAGTTGATCTTTTTGATCTAACAGTTGATTAATATTTTCAATGCCCTCGTCAAACTTACTGCTACGTTCAGAAACAGCAGATTCAATTTGTGTCAAAGATTTGTTAATAGCACGTATGGCCAAGGCGGCAATAATAATTATTGGTAATAATCCAACTACTACAACTGCAGCCATTACAATTAATGTTTCCGTCATTAGTCTAATCCTTCTATACGTCCTTGTTTGTCAATGCCAATACGTTCAGCGTTTGGGGTCTCTGGTAGGCCTGGCATGGTCATGATGTTGCCACATACTGCTACAATAAACTCAGCACCTGTACATAATCTTAATTCACGCACTGTTAGCACATGACGTTCTGTTGCGGCTAGTTTGTTAGCAGGATCATCACTGAAACTACTCTGTGTTTTAGCAATACAAATTGGATAATCACCGTAGTCTTGTTGTAGTTTAGCCAACTGTGCTGATACTTTAGCATCCATGTCAACTCCACTGGCATTGTAGATTCTAGTAGCTACTTTGTTTAACTTAGACAATAATGTGTCGTCGTTGGTGTAGGTAAATTCCATTGTCTTATTACTCTGATCAATGGCCATGACAACTTCGTGTGCTAGTTCAGTGGCACCTGCGCCACCTTCAGCAAAGTGTGTACACTCAACTGCTTCAATGTCAAATGTTTCTCTAACATGTGTAATTAGGTCAATAATATCTTCATCTGCGTCATCTTTGAATATGTTAATAGCAACTACACAAGGCAAGTTATACCATGTCTTAATGTTAGCAATATGCTTGTCCAAGTTATCGTAGTTGCCCCAATGTTTGATGGCACGCACTGTGGCTACTAATACAACCACATCAGGTTTAAGACCGCTTTTACGACACTTAATGTTAATAAACTTCTCGGCACCTAGGTCAGCACCAAAGCCTGCTTCTGTTACTACATAGTCAGCAAGTTTTATGCCTAGCTTAGTAGCAATAACACTGTTACATCCGTGTGCTATGTTGGCAAAAGGCCCGCCATGTATTAGTGCAGGAGTACCTTCTAGGGTCTGCACTAGGTTAGGCTTAACAGCATCTTTTAGTAATGCAGCCATAGCACCATGTGCCTTTAATTGTTTGGCTGTAACAGGCTTACCGTCTCGTGCATAGCCTACTGTGATCTTACCTAGGCGTTTCTTTAGGTCCTTAAAGTCATCAGCTAGACATAGAATGGCCATTACTTCTGATGCCACTACAATGTCAAATCCTGTTTGACGGGTAACACTATTATGTGCGCCTAGACCTACACAAACGTCGCGTAACGCACGATCGTTCATGTCACTGACCCTACGCCATGTGATGTTATTAGTGTCTAAATTCAGCTTGTTGCCCCAGTGTAGGTGATTATCAATTAGGGTGGCTAACAAGTTGTGTGCTGAAGCAACTGCGTGGAAGTCACCTGTGAAGTGTAGGTTAATATCTTCCATGGGATATACCTGAGCATACCCGCCCCCAGTGGCGCCACCTTTCATACCAAATACAGGACCTAATGCGGGTTCACGTAGGCATACAATGGCATTGTAGTCTAGTTTACGTAGTCCGTCTGCAAGTCCAATGGTTGTTGTGGTCTTACCTTCACCTGAGGGCGTTGGGGTTATCGCTGTTACTAAGATCAACTTGCTATCACGTTTTGGGCGGTCAGCAAGTTGATCTATATTTACTTTAGCTTTGTTGCGACCGTATAGGTCAATTTGATCATCAAATAGATTAATACTACCAGCAACTACACTGATAGGTAATACTTCTGCTGATTGATTTATTTTGATGTCTGATTTCATATACAGTTATTTACAGATTGCAGCAATGTCAGTAGAATTTTTACCTGCTTGTAATGCGGCAATACGGCACTGTGATTTCTCGTGTTGCTCAAATGCCATACCCGCATACATTCCTGACATCAGCACCATTGCCATAATAGCAATCCATTTCATTTCCATGTTATGCCCCGTGATCAATTTTGTTAAGTGTGTCGCCAATTGACTTAGATAAGTTTCTTACACGAATCCATGCAGCATGCGCACGACCAAAACAGTAACCACCAACAAATATCAAAGCAGTACCAAACAAAAATATTAGATCTTTCATGGCCTACTCCTTGATAAAATTATCAGCGATTTGAGACAAACACCAACCAATGGCAAACATGCCTAGACATTCTCTAACCATTGGCGGTAGTACAAATACCAACAGCACAATACTAATAATTGTAAATGCCAAACGTTTTAAATACAAAGTATTACCCATACATTACTCCTTAATCTCGACCGCTTGCTAAAAAGAACACAGTGAATAGAAACCACCATGCACTCCAACCTTGCCATCCTACTAGCCAAGCAGTACCACCTAGTAGAATTAAATTATAAATCATTGCCAATAGTAATTTCATCTTAGAATCTCACTTGGTGTTGATAGTGTAGACCACATATAGTCTTTTTCTTCTTGAATAACTCGACGCCACTGGCGATATTGTTGCACAGCACACACAGCATTTATACTGCCAAAGAATACGCTTAATGCCAAGCCCCACCACTCATGTTTGAGAAAATGTCCATATGCAAATCCAATTTGTAGTATAACAACTACTACGTTGGCAATGGTAAGAGCTAAAAATATCTTGCGATACTTACGATAAAATGCACCCATGTTATGCTCCAAACTTTAGTATGGCCATGGTCAGCAATGTCTCTGCTGTTTCACGATTTGAGTACTTCCACTTGGTACCATATCTGAGTCCACGATTACCTGCTGGGTCAAAGTGCTGACGCATATCTTCTAGGGTATAGTTGGTCATGCCACTTAGTCTATGAGCATTTACACTAATTTCATAATGCTTACGACCTGTGGTAGGGCTGGTTACGCTGTTTAAGTTAAACCAGCGACCCTCTAATACTCTACGCTTGCGATGTCGCATATACTATTACCTCAACTTCCTCTTGACCCCAAGGGTATACAACTATAGTTTTATCCTTACTTTTTGATCCAACGATAACTCCTTTAACAAAAGCCTGTGCTTCGCCTGCTGAAGGTAAAGTGTACACATTTGGTGTGTTAATCTTGCGATGTCGCATCTCGAGCAATCGCTTCTTTGGCTTTGTTCAAGTTAATTTCTAACTCACGATCTAAGGCATTATAGCCTAGCAAGTACAAGGTCCAGATTAAACCAACGCCCCATAGATTACTCCAATCATACTGCCCATGTTCCCAACCAAGAGCTATTTGAGAAAATACCAGTGCGTAAAAGATTACATTCCATTGGTTTACATATTTGAAATACTGTTTAATTGCGTTCATTTGCTTGCTCCTTAGTTCGTGCTATAAAGTAGTTGCTGTGCCGTTCGATGCGTTGCTGTGTTAATTGTTCATTAAGATGTTCTAAGTCGTTATTCAACTTTTTATTAAGTTGGTAGATTAGCAACCCTGGGGCTGCTAATGCTACCGCTAACAATACAACTAAGCCAATCAGAATAAACATTACGCACCTGTCTTAAAGCAAGTAGTTGATGCCATAGCTTCCCAGTTGTTTGGAAAACTCTTGTATAGCTGTGCTACTTTAATTGCCATACGCAGGCTCATTTCACGTACTTTGTTTTTGTTAGCATCAAGGAAATCAATAATAAGTTCTTGCCCAATTTCACCAATGCCCATTTCATCAAACAATGCACCACTTTTAGCAATTTGACGAATACGCAATACTTTGTCACGCATAGTGTCTAATGTCAAATCTAAATAGTGACAACGACTGTGTAATGCTTCTAAGTGATCTTTAAGACGTTGTGACTTAACACTGTCAAATTTTAAGTTAGTGATAAAAATCACAGCACCCTTAAAACTAAAACTATTTGGAATACCTTCATCTTTCAAAATACGTGACTCTAGCAACCAGTTAATTTTACGTGACTTACCGCTGTCAAGCGCACCTTTAAGCAAGTTCAGCGACACATCATCAAACAGCACCGCATCACAGTCATCTAAAACTAGTACACTGTTTTCATCGCTGTATTCATACAATTTCTTGTATAAGCCAATAGCACTAGCACTACCTTTAATTACTTCATGTTTGGGTTTTTTGCTAGCTACCTGTTGAAATAAGTTAGCCTTTTCAATTTGTTCTTCAACAATAAAACTCTTACCCACCCCTGGAGGACCTGAAACAATCAGTGCTCTAATGTCACCGTTTAAACAGGCTTTGGTCATGCTTTCTAATATCTCAAAACGTTTGCCAATTTCAGCAATACGTTCTTCATCTGACTGTTCAGCGTGTGTGTCTACGCCCACAGTTGGCACTGTGCCTGTGTACTCTGTTGCGTCTACAAATTCATACTCTTGAGGTGTTGTAACAGTAACACGTATTTTATCTTTGCCAAAACGACCAGTGCCGTCTACTGTGATAAAACCACCCTTGCTGCCTAATTGAAATTGTTTTACTAGAGGAAATACTTCATCTGTAATCGTTTGATTACGATAAGTACCATTTTTGATTTTTACAAAACTTTTTGTCATTTAATGCTCCTTTAAATGTTATATTATGAAGCAATTATCTGCTTTCTTATTTTTATAGTATAACTATAGCACATTTTGAGTGCTTTGTCAAGTACTTTTTAAACAAAATCGTAAGCGTATTCGCCAGTATCGCCAATTGCGTTCATCTCTACAGCGCCTACTTTTTCAATTAGAACGTGTAATACTGCGTTGGCTTCTTGCTCTGTAATAGTACGAACAAACAGGGTACCTGAGAAGAATTCTGTTTTAACTTTGATGCTGTTTAATGTAATTAAAACATACTGTTTTACGCAAGTTTCAAACATTTATTGCTCCTGTGTTGTTAGTTTATGTGTAGCATTATACACTCATTTTGATAAAATGTCAATGACTAAACGGGTTAGTTGATCCATAACACCACCAAGCATCAACTTGGTATTTCTCTGCTAATTTATCGCAGGCAGCTACTACACCCATGTCATGGTACAAACAAACTACGTTTGTGTAATGTGCTTGTGCTTGGATAGGATCAGCAAAAGCATCTCGCATTGTGTCATGAAGTTTTGCTAATTCTGCTAATAGATTCAGATCTTTTCTACGTTCTGAGATCTTAGCAAATTCTGTAGGATCTTCTATTAGCCTGCTTAGTGCTTTAGATTCTTTATTAGTTTGTGGTGCCCAGAAACTCATAATTGCTCCTTAATTGTTAAACGCTAGTATACAGTCATTTTACCAAAATGTCAACCAAAATAAATAGTATTTTACACTGGATTTTTCAATGAACACCGTTGCTCCGCAGGCCATTTTTGATGGTGCTATACAGACGTTACCTTTGACTCAAGCAAGCCTAGATCTACTAGATTATGTCAATCAAATAGTCAAACAAAATTTTGGTTGTGATATCAGCGAGGTTAGATTAGATACTAGTGAGCAAGTACCCAACTTTGTTCGCTGTGCTAGTGCAACTAAAACAGCATTCACTGATGGGGCCAGCACCCGTCCTTTATTAAAGAAACTAATACAAGCTCGCTACAGTCCAGAACTACTAGCAGGCATGCTGGTAGATCCGCCCAGATTGCGCATTATTCCAAACAGTGCAATCTTAAACTCAGGAATAAGTTATAACTATCGCACACATCGTGACACTTGGTATGGTGGCGTACAACAACAGATCAATCATTGGATGGCTGTGGCCAATGTCACTGCTAATTCAACTATGTATATGGCACCAGCTTACTACAATTTGCCTGTGGATAATAACAGTGAAATTTTTGACCTAGACACTTGGGATCAAAAATATCGCAAACAGGCTGTTAATAATGTTAAAGTTGAAGCTCGCCCACATCCAGGTGCAGTGATCGTACTAGCTGATGCAGAACGAGAACCAGTGGTATTGGCCAACGGTAATGAAATAGCTTTTTCTGGGCATCACCTACACGGTAGTGCAACCAACACCACTGACCTTGTGCGTTTTAGTCTTGACTATCGTGTGGTGTTGGCAGTAGGCGATTGGCAATATCCTAAAAACATTGATAATCGCGCCACAGGTGATCTACGTAACTACATGTACTTACTTGAGTAGTTGTTTTTCAAACCACTCTGCAGGGTGATGATTTTCGTGTGTGAATGTATATCCAAAACAGCCCATTGGTACACGTGTGCTGGCTATCAGCGCACTGTTGCGTGCTTGATGTAGTTGCCCTACGTTTTGATCTAGATTAACATCCAACTCTGAAATATAAGGTTTCCAAAACAGAGGAATATCTTCTACGCACCAACGATGTTCTACACCGTTAGGGTTAGCATTATATAACCATTCAGCCGCGGCATACAAGTTTTGCCAACCTTCTCGACGATCAGCATAGCCCACACGTACTTTTAAATCCCGCTCAAAGAATCCATGTGGAACATATAGTGGTGTGCTGATATTAGCCAAAGTCTGTTCCATGTTTTGATTAACATGACTGTAGCCTTCATAGTGTCGTACCATTTCACGAGTTGGCACATAAATGTTACTAGGACATTTATAGTTAAATACCCAACCCATATAGTCTGGTTTGAATACCAATTGGTCACCGTGATCAATTTCCCAATACTTGGTAAACCTACCAGCTTTGAGTATCATAATACCATCAAAGTTTTCCCATTGATAGCGAATAAGATTACCGTCTGCTGTTAGTTCACCATTGAAGTGGCGACTCATACGCATCTGTTCTGGCCAGTGACTGTAGATCAACATAGCATCAGGATCAGGATCAGCATTAAGGTTATCAATGGCCGCTTTGAACATGTTAAGATTGTAGTCTATGAATATGTGATCATCGTTAGCAGCCATCCAAACTAGTTCGTTGGGATCTGTTAATATTTCTTCACAGGTCTTGCGCCAATGACGAGTAAAGTCATTACGAGCCCATACTATATGAAGTTTATTTTCAGGGAACAAACTCTGCATATATTCTTCTAAATCTGCTTGTTGATGCTGGTATTCTGGCGCTAATGTGATATAAAAGTGAAATTTATCTACCAGAGGTTCTAATACCGCTGTACTGGCCAAGCAGTATTTAAATACATCCATGCGTTGTGGATTAGGCATCCAGCCGCCGCGTGTATAAGGATATCCCATACGGACATCAGTGATCTTTACGTTGAATAAGACTTTCATTATAGGTTCGTTGTGTAAGTGTCAAAAATTTGATATAAGGCTTGATTGATCTCTGAAGTCCAATCAGCGTGTTGGCTAAGTTGATTGATAATGGCCTGATACTCAGCACTGGCAAAACAGTAGTGTCCTGCTACAATGACCTTTTGATCTGCGCTGACACTGTCTGTCCATTTCTTCCAACGACCACTATTTAATACCAACTCAGCAAATGCCGTCCATTCATACACACCTATACGGCTTAGGCAAAGTTCTTTTAATAGTTTAGTCTGTACTACCCCTAGCTGTGGTGCAATGTTCATTGCGTGTACACCTGCCGCACGACGTAGTTTGATTTCTTCTGCTGACAAATAATCAGCATTGTGTTCTTTGAGTTTAACTCCATTTTCATTGGCCACACGTACTAGGTCTCTGACTGTGTCAATTTCAAATGTGCCAGCTTGATGATCTTCATGACATAGGCTGCCTGTTTGTGCTACTACAAATTCAATATTAGGAATGTTTTTAGCAAAGGCCACATCAGCTTTGTATTTGATAGCACCTGCGGCTACACCTACGTTTTCTTCTGTGCCAAACTCAAAACGTATGTTAGGATTTAGATCTAAACAGAATTTAAATAGTTCTTCAGCAACACCATAGGTATCTTCTACACGACTAGTGTCAATGTGTATTAGGTCAAAGCCCTGTTCAATGTCATAGGCTATGGTTTTCTTGGTCGCTTCTACTGCTTTCTTTAGACTAAGACCTTTTTCACTATCTAAAAAATATGGACCGCAATGGTCACGGCACATCCAAACATTTTCAGTTGGCAAGGTGCTTAGTAGTTGACGCAGTTCAGGTGTGGTCATTACATAGCCACTGTCTGCATCTACTTGATTACGACTTGCAATAATCATTAAAGGTCTATTTGTATCATGTGTGTAATTACAAATAGCTGTAATTACCTCACGGCTCATTGGCCCAAATCCTAGTCTAAAATCCATGTTCAATCCCCATCCTATCCATAATAATAATGCAAGCATCCATAACAGCACCTTTGCCACCTTCACGACGTGTTACATACGTGGCAGCATTGATAGCAGTTCTCCAGGCCTGTGCTGGAGCAAAACTTAATCCTACATGTGGCATGATCTTAGCATCATACGGACCGTCGCCCATGAATATAGTTTCCTTTGGATCACCTTTCTTTAACACAAAATCCAAGCGATCCTTTTCTTTAACCATGGTCAATGGAAACTTCATATGTTCAACTATACGATTATATGTAATACCAAATCCATTTTCATCAGCACTAACAAACTCAATGTCTAAGTGACTACGCAATAACTTTAGGCCATCGTGATCATAGTTACCAAAGGCCTTAAAGGGTTTACCAGTTGGTCCCCAGTAGAGCATACCATCATTTAGTACGCCGTCTACATCTAGAATAAATCTTTTATACATTATAATACCTTGCTAAAGTGTAACTGTGCTAGTGCTACTAGGAACTTGTCAAACGGTGCTTCATGCAGTGGACTCATGTTCAAGTAGATAATTGGCACAAGTAGTTTAACTTTGCGCCATTCAAGTCCATTAGCATTGACCCAAGATTCTAAAATGCTTTCATATAGTTTAACATCATTGACACTGGGTACGTCAAGTGTTGCATAGTCATTTAATTCACTATACCCGTACTTCTCATGTTTAATGTCTTTGTAGCTTAAGTGAAGTCCGCCTAACATCTTAGCCAAATCATAATACTGGTCACCGTATAGTTCGCCACCAAAGTCAGTGCGCCAATCAATGGCAGTAAAGCGTCCGCTAACTGGATCATAAATGGTATTATCAAAGTGTAGGTCACCGTGTACAAACTTCCATACAGTTTCTGTAGATAGATATGCCCAATCAATCTTGCTCAAGTAAGTGTCAATAGTATCTACTTCAACACCGTTGACCACGCATGGTTCTGACCAAGTTGGATATTTGGCACGGAACATTTCAACCCGTTCCATGGTCTTGTCATAGTAGAACTTATTACAAATGTTAAGCTGGTTTATATCAGCACCGGCATTTAGGTCACCGCTGGTATCTACTGCGTTGATCCATAGGTTTGTCTTACACCATGCCAACATGTTTTCGTAGAGTGCAGGTGTATATTGATTGTAGACAATGTCGCCATCAGCAAAATCATGTATTAAAAAGTTGCCGCTCTTACGCACACGATTTGGCATACAGCCCGGGTTGGCCTGAGCACGCTTAACTCTTAGGTCAGCATGTTTAGGATTGGTCCAGAATTTAATGATCTGACGGTTGTCGTTATAGAACAATTCGTCTGGCTTAGGGAAACTTACATCAAACAGCTCACTTGATAGTTCTTCCCACTTTTCATAAGTACCAAAGTCTTTCCACCCACGTACTGTGTGTGCCTTAAGATCTAAGCCCGCAAAACCTTCTGGAGTTTCTTTAGCACCACGACTAATTAGGTTATCTAAATACTCGTCATCTACAGCATACATTAGGCCAATGAAAGCATCAACAGCCGTTTTACTAGCCACTTTGTTCTGTACTTCTGTAATAGTTTCGCCATCACGTTCAATCCAACAGTAGTCTTGACTGATGTTTGAATCTACAGGATGTACTCCAATCCAGTTGTGATCTAGTTTGTCTTTGTAGTCAAAGTCAAATAGTGTATCACAGGCCAACCACATAAATCCACCACGGATATGTTCTTGACACATTTGAATTGTAGTAGCAGGACCTGTATCACCTTCTGCATAGTTGTCAATGTCAACAAACACTACGTTCTTGTCCTTGTGTACTTCGCTAACATAATCTTTGGTTAGCTGTCCCATGTGTCCGCAGGCAATAACAAATTTAGTGTCACTATCAAACTTACTCATGATGTGACTGATCAAAGGTTTATTATCATATGGCACTAGTGCTTTAGGAACCATACGACTAAACTGTCCCATACGGCGACCGTAGCCTGCCGCTAGAATTAATACTGTTAATGGTTTATTAGACATGCTCTGAATCAATCCTTCCGTGTCCTCTGTTAGCTGAATCTTCTAAGCGGATAACGTCATCTAATTGTGTAGTGCTGGCTTCTGTGTAGTGTAGATCATCGTAGGCAATCATGCGATGAATAGTACAAGGCGGAGTATGAAATACTGCACCTGGGTCCAATGGTTGTACTATCAGTTCACTTTTAATCTGTGCAATTTCTTCAGGTGTGTAACCACCAGCTAGATATCGTTCACAGTCAAAAGGTCTAGGATGATATGCTAAGGCGCCTTTGCCAATGTGTAGGTGAATTGATTCTGATTTGAATTGGTGTACTTGTAAGCTAGTAACAAAACCAGCTTTGAGGATTAGTTCTTTTAGTGCAAATGGGTAAACATCGCTACCCCCTTGAAGCCAGGTTTCAGTGCCCCAAGGTTTATGAACAACATGACATTGTTCAAGTGTTTGAAAATCTACAGTCATCATTGACCCCTAGTTGATAATACATTCTACAGTATTTATCGACCAAGGTCAACAGTATTTTTAAATTAGATTAATCACAATCGCTGTATGCTTGGACTAATCTAGCCAAACATTCTCGATCGCCTGGAGGGCATACATTTGGAATTTCTGGAACTGTTTGTTCTTGTAACGGTTGTAACGGCAGTGTATCTGGTGTTGTAGTGTTTGACATGGTATGTCCTTTAAATTAGCAACGGCACTTTTGGCACCGTTGCTGTATTTATTAAAACACTTAGTATACACTACTTTTGAGCAGTTGTCAATTGTTTTTTTGGAGCAGGATCGCTACTGTAAAAGACGTGACTACCTATACGTGCAATACGCATTAATCCCCAATTTGGGTGCGTTTGTGTATTGTGAAAGTACAGTGCTTCAGCCATGACTTCATTGTCTAAGCGTAGACCTTGATACATAACTTCTTCTGCCACTGCTAGACTAGCCTGCCAGCGGTCGCTGACAAACTTAACTGGTGCAGGTGGGTTGCATACCCACGAAAATTGACATACAGTTTTAACCGTAGGTTTATTTTCTTTGACCACTGCTACTTGAGTTTTTTGATTAACTACTCCGCAGACAGTTTTAGGAAACTTTTCGTCTTCAGCACGATTAAGAGTAACCTGCGCTACTGCTATCATACCTTCACGGGTTTCTAGGCCTGCTTCGTAATAGATATTTTTAGCCAAACATAATAGTTGACTGTCTTGTTTAGGTGTTGCCAGTGCAGTACTGCACTGTAGAACTGCCAAGGACATTATTGCCCAGGTAACTAGTATTCGCATACTTTTCCTCCTGTTAGTGTTGTCTTGCTGGTTGAACTAGTTTGGTGCCAGACCTGTTGCTTGATTACGGTCTATATAAAATTGACAGGGCTTTGGTAATTCTCTAACCATTACTAAATCATAATCGTTAAAGTCTGCGTTATTCACTGACATGCTACTGGTGTGTCTATGGCACGTATCGCGTTTATCGCAAGCTCGCCCCGCACAGTAATACTTCTCCTGTGTAGTTTGTGTCATTCATGAATCCTCCGAATGTTTAATATATAGTACTAGTGGATCCGCCTTTTACTACATACTTTATTAATTTGTTTATGGGATAACTACTCTATTCCTAAAATGTTAGGGTGTTGTTGAAGGAACTTGTGTCTGTAGAAGTTCCAAATGTCGTATAATTCGTCACTATTGTGGCGATTTATCAGCACTTTTAGGTCTGAAAGTGCCATAATTTCGTCAATAATTTGGCCATATTTAATTGATACAGTATCAGGTGTATGTTTGTATCCTATGCTGTCAATATGCTCTAATTCAAGGTAAGTTGGAATCAATCGCTCAATTAAGAATGTAAAGTTTGGTAATGACTTATCGTGTGCATAGTTGCTTAGGCCAGCACCAAATACCTGATGTTTGAATTCTGGATCTGCATCTGCTTCAGTGAACAGCTTACGAGTAAACTCCATGAACTTAATCCAAAAACTACGACTACCAACTATGTAGTTGGCAAACACAGTTGAGTTACGATCTAGTAGCATACCTTTGACTTCGACATCATCATAGCCAACTTTCTTTAAAAACGTGTCGCCAATTGTTGAAATGTTTGGGTGATGGAAATCACCTTGTTCCCAACTGTTGGCAAACACTGCTTCATTTAGAATACAGGGATTAAACAGATAAACTTCATGTCCAGGATTAGCTGTGATAAAATCCAATGCCTGCTGTCCAGAAAGGTTAGTCTTTTCTTTAAACTTCCAACTGACGTAACCCCAATAGTCTAGATCCTGTGCTAGAATATTGTCGTGTTCACGATCCCATACGTCCCACTCACGTAGTTCTGGGCGTGGATTGGCTGTGTTGTCTAAAGGTTCAAATGCAGGATCGCAGTGTACTTTTAATTCTGGCTTAAAGTAAATTTGAAAGATTTTTGTGTTTGTTGACATAATACTCTATATCCTTGGTTAAGTCTCTAGCTCTAGGAATAAATTCATTCTCTAGTCTATAGGTCAGTGTTTCTCGATTGGTTATATGATGGAACCCGCGATTCTGTATACGATCACTCCACGGTATCTGTGTTTGAATCTGTAGCTTACGTGCTAGCTGTCCCTCATCAAACGGGCACCAACCATAGTAAAATACTACCAAATCTTCTGTGTTGTGGTAGTTGTAGTGTCTACCTGGTGCCATACATTCTTGTGTAGAATTCAATGGATACTGTACAGGTACGTTGTGTATACTGCGACTGCGACGTTCTAGAAAATCTCGTTGACTGTCTTTAAAACTAAATCCCCAATGCTTTTGTTCATACAATGGCCTATCATAGGTCACAGTCTGTTCTCTGTTGGTGTCAACAAAAAAGATTGTAGGCAATAGTAACTGTTTAGGGGTATCATCTAAGATTGAATAGTCACCAATTATCATCTCTGGCATACACAAACAGATCTTCCAGCCGTCTATTTGTCGTTCAATGTCATTGACTTCTGCATCGCAGTTGTCTGCTTGAAAGTCTGGGTTACGGCTGGTAATAATATCCCAAGTTGGACATAACTCTTTGATGATTTCCACTGAGCGATCCGTACTGTGATAGTCAATCATAACACCATGATCAAAAATCTCACGATGGTGTTTTAACCACCACGGCATCAGATATTCTTCATTGTAAAAATGGCAAAGTATGGTCTTTTTCATTTGGGCCTATTCAAGTTTAGAGCATTTTGTAGTGCATCTATAGCTGATTGTATGTGTAAATTTGTTTCAGTGTGTAGCTGTGTTTGTGCTATCTTTTTTTTGGCTAGATACAATTCGTGTGCTTCTATAATATGTTTGATCTCAGGACGTAGGTCACGACTCATTGGCTGATGTTCTAGTTTAAATCTATCCATCAGCTGTTCTAATGTAAAGTTATGACTTGATCCACCACCAGGCACTTGTGTTTGTATCTGCATTCTACGTTTAATGCTCTTTTCTTCTAGGCTGGCGCTGGCATAATAGAATATAACCAAATCGTTATATGTGCCTTCTTGGCCCCAAAAGTGACGTCCTGTGGTATCATAAGCTATAGGATGGTTGTGTATACTGCGTGGACTGCGTGTAGGACTGCCAATACTTCTGGCCTTGAACTTTTCCCACTCTGCTTCTGTGCCACCAAATCCCCACCAACGTTGTTCATACAGGGGTCTGTTGTGATCTAAGAAGTAGGGTTCTTCACGACGTTCCATGTCTACAAAGCTATATTGTGCAGTTAGGATCTGTCTAGGAGTTGGATCATCATCCATGTAACTGTAGTTACCAATGATGAACTCAGGAATGTTTAATGCCACACACCACCCTTGCACATCACGTTCAACGTCTACAATTTCACTGTCTACTGGGCCAGCATTGAAATCAGGATTACGTGTGTCACGTATTTCCCAAGTTGGACATAACTCTTTAATAATGTCAACGCTACGATCAGTACTGCGATAATTGATCATAATACCATGATCAAAAATCTCACGGTGATGTTTGAGCCAGAAAGGCAATAGCCATTCTTCGTTATAGAAAATTCCAATTACTGTTTTCTTAGCCATTAGTTTACTGTGATAGTTGGAAAGTACTTAATGAACACATCACCTTCACGGTCACGTTTCTTTTTAATGTTAGCACTGATCTCTTTAAAGAAATTCCAAGCTAAAGGCACAAATGCCACCTTAACGTCAGAGTATTGATCTAGTATATCAATGGCAACCACAGGAGTACTCATACCTGGACTGTATAAGCCTTGTTTTAGTGGATTATCATCAATGATATAATCTAAATGTATTTCACCAAAGTTAAGTAAGGTATTGCCTTTGGCTGCCGCACCATAGCCCACAATCAAATAGTCTAAGGTACGATAGTGCATGATAGTCTGTTTAAGATCTTCTACAATAGTAGCGGCACGATCAGCATAGGCAAGATATGTGTTCATGTCCTGTAGCCCTTCAGTGCGTTCAAAATCTAACTGTGCCTGCACACTTAATCTGGCACCAGGAACCTTACTCATAACAAACAGGTAACTGTTACCATGGATAGGTGTTTTACGTATGTCTACAATAGTTAGCCCGGCACGACGAGCTAGTTCGTTCATGCTGTTAGCATTGAAGAAACTCAAGTGTTCATGATAGATAGTGTCAAACTCATTATTTTTAATCATGTCAGCTTGACTGGTTTGAATAAACAAACGACTGTCATCATGCATGATTTCTTTACACTGTAACAAAAAGTCCAACGGATAGTCATTATGAGCAAATACGTTTTGTGCTGTGATGATGTCTAGTTTTTTATTCTTGTAGTGGTAGACATATTTTTCTTTAAAGTAATCACATACTACTTCATGTTCTTTTGAACTTAGTACATGTAGGTTTTCAGCAGGATCAATACCATAGGTCTTTAGGCCCAGAGCTTTGAAACTATTAAGCTGACTACCATCATTACAAGCAATGTCTAAGACTGTTGTTGGGGTCTCAGCAAAGTATTCTTGTGTTAGTTTAGCGAACCAATCAAAGTAGTCACGTAAGGTCTGACTTGTACCTGACACATACAGGTAGTTTTTAAATAGCAAATCTGGGTCAACAGCATGGCTCAACTGTAGATGAGTACACTCTTCACAGATATTTAAACGAAGTGGAAAATATGGTTCCTCTTCTTCTGCTGTTTTTTTAAAACTATTAGCCAATGGTTGCTCATTTAAGTCTAAAACTAGTTTTAATCGCTCACTGCCACAGCATAGGCATTCGTTGAGTTCTTTAGCGTTGTTGATAGGCATTTTCTGGTTCCCAATTATAAATTATATATTTGTCTCTCCATTGCGGAGTTGCTTGTTCGTAATTTTCTATTAGACTGTCTACTATTGTAGCAGGTGTTTCAGTGAATGTAAAGTCAAATGTCTGTTCAAACAGTGTGGTATCTAATGCAAAGTCATAGGCATTGGCAGTTATGCCTCGGTCGATGATTTCAGCATTAAGTTTTTGACTGACTGCTTGAGCTATAGCGCCTACAGTGCTGTTGAAACTGGCTAGATTGTAAATACCTGCTACTGGTTGTTCAATGCAACGAACTACTGCACGGCATAGGTCTTCTATGCCCAACATAGCACGGCTAATATGGCGGTTCGTTACCTGTATACCTGTTCCATTCTGCACACTGTGATACATACTGTTGATCATAACATCAACACGTAGATTAGGACTATAACCGTTCACTGTGCCAAAGCGTAGGCCAATTACCCGACGACCTTTAAGATTAGCAATAGTAGCCTGTTGATCTAATGCGTATTTTGTTACATCATAGTTGTTAACAGGTGTAAAGTGTGTGTTGGCTTCACTGTGTTGCTCGCCAGGTTTACTATTACCGTAGACACTGGCTGAACTAGCATAGATAATCAGTTGATTGTCTGTTTTATCTAACAGGTCAGTGAAGTTAGTTACATTGTTTAGCCAAGGACCAGACAGTGCGCCGAGACAGCTAGGCACACTTGGGTGCCCAGCCAAGACCACAATTACTTCAAACTCTGCTAGTTCTTCTCTGGTGTATTTGTGATAGTCACGACGGTTGCTAGTTTCGTCGTGAGCAAACCAACAGATATCATTGGTTTTAACAAAATGATGTTCACGTAGAACTTGTCGTAGTCTAGATCCAATGTAGCCATTGCCACCTAAGATTAAGATCTTCTTCATCAGTCAATGATCATCATGCCATTAGGTGCAATGTTACCCTGTAGTCCCACAGTTTCAAGTTCAACTAACTTGTCCTTGGGAATAAACTTGGCCATAGCATGTTCATTGTCAATGTATTTGCCACTGTTGAACAATGGGATCATTGTGCCAATAATATTTTGATATAGTTTTACAGTATCTTCAAATAGATCAGGTGTAAATGACCATAAGCGAGTTTGTAGTAGTGTGTTTACTCCAGTGTCTGCTGGATTAATCCAACTTGGCTGAGATTTTTTAAACACATATTTGCCTTTGGTATCTGCATTGTCAAACTTAGTAATATCAAATTTATCTGTGACTTGATAGCGACCACTTAGTTTGAAAATGCGTGCTGATGCTGAGACTTCATTCATAATGTCACTGTCGCTGGCAATGTAGTTCAGAGCCTTGAGCATACCCAATGCTTCCATGGCGTTCTTACCAATGTCATAGTTGCTGACATTGTTATGAAAGTATTTGATATCGTCGTCATCACTGTTGTCAATGTAGTAGTCAACTAGATCAATTAGTTCATTGAACTCATCGCTGTCGTCATTTTGTACATCAACTTTACTGTTGTCTACTAGAATAACTACAGCGCCAGGAATGTATTGTTTAGCACTTTTAGCAGTTTCTAATGTCTGTGCAATACGTTCTGCTGGCTTATAGATACCATAGTTGCTGTAAACCGCTGATGTTAGTAATACAATATTTTTACTCATAATTTTTCCTTATTCGCAACGTAACCAGCGTTCATTAGCCAGTGTCCATTGTACTACTTCACCAATACGATCTGTTAGACTAACCTTAGGTTCCCAACCTAAACTGCGCATGTAGTCACCGCTGAGAGCATAACGTAGGTCATGTCCTGGGCGTGAGCTATGGAAGTCAACCATTTCGTACTTCAATTCTTTTCCTTGCGCATCAGCAATGATCTGAGCTAGTTGCAGATTGTTAATTTCTTGTTTGCCTACTAGGTTAAACTTAGGACATTTAGCATCACCGTAGTCTGGTTCTAGTTTCGTGTCATCTAAGCCCAGCAAGAACAACATAGCATCAGCTACATCTGCCGCATGGATATAGTAACGACTACCTGGAATAGTACGACTAGCATCACTGTGAATAGTAATAGTATCTCCATCGTTTACCTTACGAATACACATAGGAATAAACTTCTCTGGGTGTTGGCGTTGACCAAACACGTTCATTGTATGTGTGATGTAGATAGGCATCTTGTAGGTGTTTTCAAATGCTACTGCTAGTTCTTCACCACCAGCTTTAGTTGCTGAGTATGGATTTGAACTGTTATAACGATCACGCTCACCATAGTTAACGCCAACTGGTGCTGGACCAAACACTTCATCTGTTGAGAAGTAAATGAAACGTTCCAAGTTAGGTAGTTTACGTGCGAACTCTAAGATGTGGCCTGTACCAACAACGTTGTCCCAAACAAATTCCATCGGAAACTCAATACTACGGTCAACATGTGATCCTGCCGCTAGATGTAACACATAGTTTACATCGCCCACATCACGAGCAACCATTGGGTTAAGTTCTGCACGTAGATCGTGGAATACTACTTTGACACGCTTACGAATTTCAGGATCTAATTCCTGTGCCATATCATTTAGGCGATTAAGATTACCTGAGAAGTCCAAACGGTCTAGGCTGACCACATTCCAATCTGTTTCTCTTAGGATTTTTTCAATAACGTGGTGTGCAATAAATCCTGCACCGCCAGTCACTAGAACGGTTTTTGACATTGATATCTCCAAATATTGTTGAATTTTGCTGCTTTTTAGTATTTATTTTACTAAAAACTGGCAGAAAAATATTGTTATGCTACAGTATTAGCTACTTTAGCTTCAACGTATTCTTTGATAAAGCGCACAGCTTTACGGCTGCTGTCAAATACATACTCTAGGGTTTCTTCTTCAGGTGTTGTTAAGATTACAACAAACCCGTTTGTTACTTTACGAATTTCAATTGAATTAAACATTTTATTACTCCATAATTATAGATTGTTACTGTATAACTATAACATAGAATAATAGGTGTTGTCAACAAAAAAGCCCACTTACGTGAGCTTTTTGGTTAAATTAGACTATCTGCAAGGGCAATTATCAAAGCCACGGCTTCTACAATAATCAGCATAGTCTTCAAACTCCCTGTTGGTCATGTTATAGTTTACCTACTAGATCCAAACTTGGTGCTAGTGTAGCCGCACCTTCTTGCCATTTAGCTGGGCATACTTCACCTGGATGCTCACGTGTATACTTTGCCGCTTTAACTTTACGTAGCAACTCTTTTGCGTCACGGCCAACACCGCCTGGATTGATTTCAATGATTTGTACACGACCGTCTGGGTCAATAACAAATGTACCACGGTCAGCAAGACCTTCACCTTCAATTAGTACACCAAACTGTGTAGCCAATTGATGATTAGGGTCGCCAATCATTGTGTATGTGATGCCGCGGATTGTGTCTGTAGCATCTGCCCATGCTTTGTGTACAAAGTGTGTGTCTGTGCTTACGCTGTATACTTCTACCCCCATAGCTTTAAAATCACTTGCATAAACGTCTTGTAGGTCTGCTAGTTCTGTTGGGCAGACAAATGTAAAGTCTGCTGGGTAAAAGAACACAATGCTCCATTTACCTTGTAGATCTTGCTCTGTAACTTCTACAAACTTGCCTTGACTGTATGCTTGCGCTTTAAACGGTTGTACCTCTTTGCCAATTAAACTCATATTACTCTCCTAATTAAAAATATATTATAACACTTATTAAACTTCATTGTCTAATTAAATTTTCTTATACCTACCATTAAAAAAATTTATAACCCTTATTCGTGACAAAAGCACCCTGAGGTGCTTTTGCTTGTGTAGTACGAACAATAATTACTTGTTCATTACATACATTGTTACTTCAAACCCAAAACGCATTTCAGTAGCTGCTGGTTTAGTCCACATAGTATATCTCCTAAGTAAGTTATTAAAAGTACCACAACATTGTTCTGTTGTTACTAGTACTTATACATATAGTAACACCAAAAACGCCTAAAAAACATACTGAAAATCATTAATGATAGATAGTCAATTTACGATGTCAGCATATTTTAACCTAAAGTAAGTTTCTGTTGGGCCAGGTTCTATAATATCTATAGTATAGCCACGAGAACTTTTATGAAACGGACCGTGTTTAATGTTATTATCTTTGATGATCTGTTGAAACTCACGTAGCTCGTTGTGCTTAATAGTTATCGTCATCATCGTCTAGATCCTCGTCTTCATACTCCCAAATTTCTTCACCGCTGGCATAGTCAAAGTAGTATTTCTCGTTAGGTACTAACAAGCGGAATTGACCAGCATACTTAAGAGCCGCTATGAGTGCTTCATTTTTATCTGTTAGGTCACAGATAATAAAGCTACTACCACAGCCACCATGGACATGTTTGATTTCGCTGTGTTGAAATTCATCTGCTAATAAAGCATTATGAAAATTTCCACGATTGCCGGCAATGATACGATTGGCAATGAATGGATGTGGTAAACGTCTATCTAATAGGCCTAACTTACTAAGTGTGGCATTATTATCACGGTCAATACTTAACTTACAATGCTTAAATTTTAGGGAACCCTTGGTATGCGGATTGTCACTCGTTTCCTTTGTGCTCCAAGGAATTTCTGCTGATACATGATTTACATAAAATGTAACACCATGACTTTTGATACACCACATTGGAACCGTTGGATCCTCTAGGTGTTTTTTGTTAAAATGAAAAACTACGTCTTTACAACTATACTCAATCTATAACATTTTATTACTCTCCTTGTTTATCAAGATACTTTCTTGTATCTGCTCTGGTATTTATACCGTACATTTCTGCTGTTACTAAACTAGACAAATCCTGTGGAGAACAAACTTCTGCAAATCCTACTCCTAACTTCTTAGCACGTGGTACTACTTCGTTAAGTAAAATCTTTGCTGTAAGTTGAGCGTATTGTTTGTCCATATAATCCTTTTGGTGCAGTTGACGGGAGTCAAACCCGTTACCAGGAGTTTTAGAGGCTCTTGCTATTCGATCAGCTTCAACTGCAATACATATATTATATAATTAAATTATTTCATTGTCAAGAAAAATTTTACCAAGGTCTGTCTCAGCCGTAAATACTATTACAAAGGAGATTTACATGATTAAATTTATCAAGAAACTTTTATTTGGTACACCAACTGCACCAGCAAAAGTTGAAGCACCTTATAAAGTTGAACCAGTATCAACAGCCGCTGACTTTGTAGTAGCCTCTGCTACAAGTAATGTACCTAATGTTACTGCATCAGCACCAACAGCTACGTACATTCCGCCAGCTAAACCAGCTAACCGCAAGGTTCGTGCTGTTACTGAACCAGTTAAGGAAGGTAACACCAAAGGTGGCAATGGTATTGTTAAAAAACAAACACCAACTGCAAAACCACCAGCACCACCAGCACCAAGTGCTACAAAGCCTGCAGGTAAATCACGCAAACCATACCGTGGTAAACCTAAAGCTAAGAAGTAAAGAAAAAGCCCCGGAAGGGGCTTTTTTGTGACTACGGGTTGTGTTACTAGTCTATTACTTGAATGAGTATGTGTAGTTAACACCAACTGTATCGTATGTGCTATCACCACGTTCCATAGCATACTTAATACCTACAGCATGTTCTGGAGTAATTGCGTATTTTGCACCAATTGAAGTTTCCCAAGTTTTGTAACCATAACCTGTATGGCCATCTAGGTTTTCATTGAATGGTGTACGTAGACGTTCTTGAACAAACGCAGTTAGGCCAGGCATAACTGTGTATTTTGCGCCTACATCAGCACGGTAGTAGATAAAGTTTGTAGTTGATTTATCTTTCTCACCAACTGCTAGCCCTGCGTATGGAGTAACACCATACCATGTGCCAATATCCTTAACTGCACCAATCTGTACTAGACCTTCGTGTGCGCCACCGTTAACAGTTTCATCTTCCATACGACCTTCAACTTTCCAGCCGTTGCCATAGTCATGGCCTAGTGTAATACCATAAACTGTATGGTTGTTTGTTGAATTAACTTTGTCTTTAAAGTCAATTGATGGACTAGCATAGTTATATGCTCCGTCAGCAAATGCTGATACTGATACAAACAATCCTGCTAATAGTGTTGCTAATAAAGTTTTTTTCATTACTCTTTCCTCTTGGTTAATTTGTTGCATAAAAGCCACAAAATAAAATTTTGTTGCCTTTTAGCCACGTTTTTATTTAGTCTTTTTAGTGTTGCAGATATATTACATTAGTACCTGTATGTTTCTGGTTTGTAAGGACCATCAATACCAACACTGATATAATCAGCCTGCTCATCTGTTAAAGTAGTTAGTTTAGCACCAATCTTATCTAAATGCAACCTTGCTACCTTTTCATCTAGATGTTTTGGTAAAAGATATAACTGACCAATTTCATAATTGGTATAGTTAGTGTACATTTCAACTTGTGCTAATACTTGATTAGTAAAGCTGTTTGACATAACATAACTAGGATGTCCTGTAGCACAGCCCAAGTTTACTAGTCGACCTTTAGCTAAAATAATCAACTTGTGTCCACCTGGCATTGTAACGTGATCAACCTGTGGTTTGATTTCATCCCACTCACAGTCTTTAAGACTAGCAATGTCAATCTCGCTGTCAAAATGTCCAATGTTACAGATAATAGCATTGTTCTTCATACGTTCCATGTGTTCGTATGTAATAACATCAATATTACCTGTGGCTGTTACAAAGATATCTGCTTCACTGGCCGCTTCATCCATGGTAACCACACGATAGCCTTCCATAGCCGCTTGTAGGGCACAGATTGGATCAATCTCAGTTACCCAAACCTGTGCTGATAATGCACGAAGTGCGGCTGCTGATCCTTTGCCCACATCGCCAAAGCCCGCTACTACTGCGATCTTACCTGCAATCATCACATCGGTAGCACGTTTGATACCATCTACTAATGACTCACGGCAACCATATAAGTTATCAAACTTACTTTTAGTTACGCTGTCGTTAACGTTGATAGCACGTAGTTTAAAACTACCGTTGGCAATAGCTTCGTTGATCTTGTGAATACCTGTGGTTGTTTCTTCAGTAACACCATAGATACCATCCAGTAGTTCAGGATAGTTAGTGTGAATATACCAAGTTAGGTCATGGCCATCATCTAAGATCATGTTAGGTACCCAACCCTCTTTGCCACTAATAGTCTGCTCAATACACCACCAGTATTCGTCTTCTGTTTCACCTTTCCAAGCGTAGACAGGAATACCCTGTTCAGCTAAGGCTGCTGCCGCATGGTCTTGTGTGCTAAAGATGTTACAACTTGACCAACGCACTTCTGCGCCTAAGGCCACTAGTGTTTGTACTAAGACTGCTGTCTGTATAGTCATATGTAATGACCCAACAATACGTGCGCCCTTTAGTGGTTGCTGATAGTACAGCTCATCTTTGATTGCCATTAGACCTGGCATTTCTGTTTCAGCAATAGCTATTTCTTTGTGGCCCCACGCGGCCAAACTAATATCTTTTACTTTATAATCCATTATTCACCTGTCGTTGGTTGTTGTGGACGATTGCCACCTTTTTGTGCTGTTGCTGGGTCGCTGAACTTGCGATTTTTACTTGCTACAAACGTAGCCTGTGCATCAATCATTGCCCGTTTAAAAACATTACGTGCTATTGGGTCTAAAATGTTGCCAAGTTTGATCTTGTTCATTTTACCAAATTTAAATGTTGAGTTAGTCTTTGCCATAGTTGATTCTCCTTGATTAAGTTAGTAGATCTTTTGCGCCGTGCTCTTTTAGCCATTTACCTGTTTGTTTACGAAAATGGTCTTGAAACAGTTTACTTTGTGGGGTTGATTTAATTTTTTCTTTTAATTTTTCAATTTCTGATTTATAATTTTTTTCAAAATATTCATACGATCCAAAATCAGCACTACCGTTCCAAAGTTCCAATACCATTTGTTTAGTATTGTATTTTTCTTCCATAGAAGCCAGTTTTAAACACCCCAACTTAGTATTAATTTCATTAAGATATTTTACGTGACGGGTGTCATCACCTAGCATTTTTTTAAATAATTTTTGTTTATCAGTGTTGGTAGTAAACTTATACCAACTGTTTATCGATGATGTAGCAACAATTTCTAATATGTACATGTGAGCTGGAATAAATTTAGCTTCATGGGTTAATTTAGTTATATACTCTATTTTTGGTTCTTCTCCAAATGCTTTTTTATAAAAATAATAAGCTATTGATGTATGAGCACATTCTTCGTCCATCATCTCTGCTATGTATTTTTGAGATAGATCATCTGCAAATATTGGATTTTTTTGTAAAAGAGCATATATCTGAAATACCATGTATTCAGCATTTACCCATTTGGTTATCAACCATTTATAATAGTCGATACTAATTTTTTTAAATGTTACTTCTGTGACTCTTGTTTTTAATTCTGCGATTGCTGTAACATCGCCCAATTGAAAAGGATCTACGGGATCTATCTCTAGGTCTAGTTTAACTAGATTTTTAATTGAATCAAAATAAGCTGGTGTGGAAACATTCATAGTTAATTATAACAGGAAGTTATCTAAAGGTCAACTATTTAATAAGGACTTGCGGAGCCAACTCACGACTTTGTTTTGCACCAGCTCTACATAAAGAACCTTGGTTAGCTTTGCCCATATACATAGCAAATTCTTCCCCTGTTCTAACGTATTGATAGGTTCTTACACCTAGTGCTAGCATGCCGTCCCATTGGCCATGTGCTTTGTACACATCAAATACCTGAGCTTGCCATACTTTTGCAAATTCAGGTGTGCCAAATGATGCTATTATTGCAGGTATTGGTTTACCAAACCAAGCTCTACAGGCAGCAGAGATAAAGTTCTTAGATAATTCTGGAACTGGAAATGGTTTATTACCATCTAATACAGAAAAACTACCTGCGCCAGGTACAGCTTTTGCAAGTATATCTAGCATTGGTTTCTGATGTATTGGTAAATCCCAAATTCTACCAGACTTACCTGCGGCACCTTTAGCACCTTTGACTTCTACTTTGACACTACCGCCTACTACAATGTCACCTGGTTTACCATAGGTAATATTTGGGCTTAACACAGACAGTGCGCCTTCACCAGGACCTGCGTCATTTTTACCAGCAAAATTAATATATAAGTTTGCAAATAATTTTGCCGCAAATGGATCAGTTATTAAATTACCAATTGATTCAGGTTGAGGCATACTTTGTTTTGGTACTAGTGCATTTAAATTAACAAAATCTTCGCCGTTATTTAATTTAGTTAAAAATGCTTTAATTTCGTCAACATTTCCCAATTTTGGGATAACTGCATTTAAGTAGTCTTTGGCCTGCACTGCATCAGGGTCACCACGGTGTTGCAGATATTTTTCTAATCTAGTAGCAAGTGGACTACCTACAAGTAGTTTGTAGATATTAGCAAAAATAGGGTTTTGGTCATCAGTCTTAGACAGTGCTCTGATAACTTTACTTTTGACCTGTTGGTCTTCAAAGAGTTCGCGTATTTTCATGATATAGTATTTATCTATGTTCTATATCATCTTCGCCGCAATAATCTCCGTACTGTATTTCTACTATCTTACAAGGTTGAGTGAATGGATTGTATAGCCTATGCCATTGTTCTGGTTCAACATGATAGTGATCATGATGCTGTAGGGTAAACGTACGATCATCTAGTTCTACGTGGCACATACCGTAACTAACGTGCCAATGCTCAGCACGATTATAGTGTCGTTGCATGGTCAGGGTCTGTCCAGGTTCTATGGTAAGTTCTTTTACTTTGGTACCGGGTACTTCATGTAGCACACGATAGTAACCCCAAGGACGTTCTGTTTTAGGTGCTTTATAATCTTCTAAAATCCAACTGCTTGAATTCTTTTTAGTTTTACCGCCTACCCCAAATACAAAGTCTACACCAGTAACTGACATTTCAGGAATATTTTTAGCAGTACGATCACCGCCGTTGGCAAAGATGATCTTGCTGTTAGGATATGTTTGTTTGGTTTCTTCAATGATATCACAGGCAGTGTCGTCTGTATCATCAAAGGCAATAGCATAATCCACAAACTTTAAGTTACTGACCACAGACTGACGTTCTTTAAACGGCATAAATGCGCGGCCTTTTTTACGTTCAAGCCAGCTGTCACTGTTGATACCAACGATAAGAATATTGCCCAAGGCCTTGGCAGCTTTAAGATATTCTATGTGTCCTGAGTGTAGGGGATCAAATCCACCTGTGCATATTACTACACTGTTAATCATTTTTATAACTTTTCCTAGTTGGAGCCATTGGTTTAAGTACCTTTGTTTTTTTAGTCTTAGGTTTAGCTTGTTCTACGGTAGTTTCAGTAGATCTAGTAGTTTCGTTAAATACGCCAGTGACTGTTGGGGGTTCTGTAGGAGTCCACTCCATTTTTTGACTTACATAGTCAATAAAATATAATTCTTTATCTAACCATGGCATACAAATTTCTTCTTGTTTAACATACCCATTGCTGTTTATTGAACTTTCAACAGTTGGATGCAATAGTTTTTTATCTACTAGATCAAACCAACTAGTAGTTGCTGGATCCATTGGAGCAACCGTTGATTTGTACACTGCTATGTTAATCCATGGATCTTGATGGCGTTTAAGTAGGTAAGCATCGCGGCAGTCAAACCCGTCGACGGCCAGCATATAGATTAAACTAACAGGATTATAATGGTAATAACAGCCATTGTAACTTCTGCTGTAGTATCTATCATATTCTATACCTGTGTGTGTCGGCACAGTTAACAGTAACATGCCATTAACCGTCATAGCATCATTCCAGCGGCGCAATGTCTCTAGAGGATTTGTACTGTATTGCAGGCTGTCGTGTGCCCACATTAAATCAATACTAACAGGAAATACATATTCTTCAGTGAAGTCTTGTTGTATTTTATTGATGTTTGGAAGATCAGGAACCTGGGCTAGTTTACCAGGATCGCGATCGACTGCAAAACAATTAAAATTGTAAGGCTCAGGAGGGTCGTCATAGTTTTCTAAGGTAGCCCACCAGGCGATATCTTCACCTGTGCCACAGCCCATGTCAGCAACATTCTTAAGACTTTCTAAAAATGTATCATACTGACGTATGGTTTCTAGTATAGATAAACTGTGTCTATCCAATTGACGCATCCTCCATGCCTGCTGTGCGCAAGCGGGTTACGTGGCCTAACATGAAGTTTTTACTTTCTAGGCCTTTCATAATACCTAACCACTTGTTACGTAACAATGCCACTTCATTGATAATAGTTTCAAAGTCAATAACTTCATCTTCACCATCTACGTATTTTTCTGCGTCACGAGCAGTTAAAGCACGTGCATAGCCTTCAAGGTATTTCTTAAAGTGAGTGGTGCGTATCTTACGTAGCTGTATATTGAGGTAGTTAAGCACCGCTTCAATCTCTTGTAGTTGATTAAAGCGATGTTCTGTTACTCCAGGTAAGCCAGCCAGATTCTTTTCTATGTTGCCATAGACTGCGACTTCGCGCCTAGCCTGTTCTAACTCTACTTCATAATGTTGTATAAAGTCAGGTATTGCGCCCAAACTGGCTACTACTTTACTGTACCACATTTTTATCTTTATAAGTGCAAAACTGTATTGCTTGTTTTGACTTAAATCCTTTACTAAAAAAATTATCAGTATCGTGTAGTTGCAAACAAGGCCAACAAATCACACTACCAAATTTCCAATTATGTATCTTATATACTGCTAATTGATCTTGTATATTTCTATACTCTGTCCCATACTCTGTAACAAATTTATCATATATTATAGTGTTGGCATTTTCAACTAACTTATCGTCATTGTCGACACTGACCGGAATTAGCATTGTCATATATGGTGCTTGCGGATCTTCATACTCATTCTTAAAGTCAGGGTCTGAATGTATTCCGTATGAAGTTCCTATTTCTAAAAAACTGCAAGACCCTAAAATTAAGTCTTCATCACCAACTAATTTTTTAAACTTTAAAAATAATAAATCGTGTAATACATCAAATTGATCACTGCCTTTTATTATTTTTTGAGCATAATTTCTTGGTTGTGTGTGTATTTTGCGTACTGTTTTAAGAATAGACAATGCCTGGTCTATTTCTGATTTAGAAAAGACGTCTAAAAACTGGTTAGTTTCTACTAACTTAGTAGTCATCGTCCTCATCTTCATCGTAGTCTGGTTCATCGTCCTCATCTTCACCTAGATATTCTTGTAGGCTGCGTTTGAGATAGCTGTCAGTCGCACCAAATGCTTTTAAATCGCGCTCTACGATGTTGTGATCTGCGACAACAGCCAATACGTGATCAGCTGCTGCTTGTCGATCTTTGGGAGCGATATATTCTTTGGTAGTTAACCAAATCTCACTTAATACATCTAGTTCTACACTCATAATAAATCCTTATAGATCTGCCACTAGAACCATTTTGGATTTTGGATATTCAGCTAATGGTTCTGGCAATATATAAAATTCATAGTTAGATGGATATACAATAACAGCATTGTCTGGAAACTTTTCAGTCATTTGTTCGTGAATATCATTCATATATTCACCGGCTGCTTCTTTAGTCATCTCACTAGTGTCAACTTTGATTAGAACCTTGTCACCTTTATTAAGTGTAGGAAAAATCGTTGGGGTTACTTCTGTAATATTCATTCTTCGTCTCCTTGTAATACTGGTTCGTTGACTGATGCAATCTCAAGATCACTATCATCAACGTCAGTAGTTTCAGTACTTAGCAATAGATTAGCATTACCTGAAATTTCTGCCATAACTCGGTCCAGGCATCCATCTTCGTTCTTTTCCCATGCTTTACGGAATTTCTTAATGATAGAACCATCAGCAAACTTATAAACCAGACTATTACCTTCTTTAGTTAATAGACCCTTGCCTTCTAACATATCTACCATACCACTGTAAGGACTCATACCAGTTTCATACGGAATCTCTACTTGTACACTTTCAAAAGGTTTAGCATAACGTGTTTTCATAATCTTACAAGCAGCACGAATACCGTGTACTTCGCTGGTCTTATTACCATCAGCGTCTGTTTTAAGTTTAAGTTTACGCATAGCTACAACAATACTTGAAGCATAGATAAAGCCTTGACCACCTGAAATCTTATCATCTGGGTCAAACATATCCTGACTTGCGTATGTGTGATTAGTTGCTACTAGGCCTAGGTTTAATGTACCAAACATGTTTACACAGTTGCGAACAAGTGCTGTAAGTGCTTTAGGTTTACGACCCATATCACCTTTCATTTCACCTGCTTCAAACTGATTAACGTCTGTTGGAGTTAACATCATACCTAGCGAATCAAGTACAAACAGGACCTTAGGACGATCTGCTTCGTCAAGTGTGCGATACTCTTTAACAAAGTCGCTAATAACCTTGGCTACATCGTCAATCATAGCCATGTTCAGTTTTAGCAATTTTTCCTCTGAAGTGTCTACTCCTAACGCATGTAACCAAGCCTCATCAAGTGCGTTTTCTGTATCAATTAAGATTACATAAATGCCTTGCTCTTGTGCGTGACGGATAATGTTACCTGAACAGATAAATGATTTACCTGCGCCAGATTCACCAGCAAACACAGTTACCTTACCTAAGGGAATACCTTTGTTAAAGTCACCGCTTAATAGATAATTTAATGTGTAGTTGCCTGTTGAGATCCAATCCGTTGGATCATTAAAGCCAATGCCCATACCTGGGATAGCTTTGGTAATACTCTTTCTGAATTTACTAATGTCGTATGGTTTTGCCATGTTGAGTTATCCTTTAATTGAAATAGGGGGCATCGCTGCCCCCATGCGCTATCTTAGTTTGTCTTTTGACGATTGCGAATCATTGCAAGGATGTCTTCAGCACGTTGAGCGCCACCTGCTGGAGGTGTTGCTACTGGTGCTGTAGGAGCCGCTGGTGCAGCTTCTGCAACTGGTGCTGGAGTTGATACTGGTGTATCTAATGCGCCGTCATCTTCATGAACTGCAGGTTCAGCTGGTGCTGAAGTAACTGCTGGAGCACTGTTAGCAGTGTCAATTTGAACACCTCTTGGTTTGTAGTAGTTACCCCAACGATCTGCGTCATATGCTTGACCATCTACTGATGCTTCAAACATTTCTTTCATAACTTTAAGTTCTACATCACTTGGTTTCTTAGGTAAGAAATCTTTCAAGTTGTATAAGCCATGAGTTTCAATAGCTGCCGCTTCATCTGCTGTTAATGCAGATTCTTTGCGTGACCATTTTGAAGTTGAGTAGTCAGCATAACCACCTTTTGATGTTTTAGTTACTGTAAAGTCTAAACCACCTTGGTAGTCTGTTGGTAGGTTTTCTAGTTCTGGATCTAACAATGCAGCTTTCACTAGATTGAAAATCTGTGGGCTGATGATAAACCTACGAATTGGGTTTTCTGGTGTTTTGTCATCGCTTAGAGGATTCTCACGCACAAAACCTTGGAACAAGTAACTGCGTTTTTTCCAGTACTTACGACCCATTTCTTCTAGACTTTGGTCTTTGAACCAAGTACGTACTTCTGCTAAGATTGGACATGCTTCGCCCCACATCTCAACGCATGGTACTTGAACAGTAACTGGTTTACTATCTGGTTGGCCTTTAACGCCAGCAAATGGTAAATTGATCATTGCTCGTTCTACCCAGAAGAATGTGTTTTTTGTGTCTGCGTCTGGAAGGAAACGGATACGAGCATTTTGCCCTTCTGCAATGTTCCAGTGTGCGTAGATGGCGTTGTCGCCGCCTTGTTGTGAGTTGTTACCTGAACTGCGTGACTCTTGCGCTTGTAGTTTTGCGCGAATTTCTGCTAATGATGTTGCCATAATGTTTTTCCTTTAATTTAAGTTGGTCTTTAATATGCCTAAACGTATAGTGCATTTATACATAATACGCTAATATTATTTATCTCACAAGACTAATTATAAGATATTTTAACCAAAACAAAAGGCACCCTTGAGTGCCTTTTTAATTGATATATTATTGTTGTTTTACTTGAGACCTGCTATTCTAAGCATTTGATCAATATCTTCTTTGAATTGTTTGTTATAATGTAATAGATCATCTTCTGAATCACCTTTGCGCATTGCTTTTGCTTGACTTGGCATAATCTTAAGTTTGTCTAATAGGCCCAATGGTTTTGCGCCCATACGTTTCATTTTTACATCTTTGTTTACATGATCATCACCAGCAACACTTTCATTTTTTCTACTGCGTAAGTGTGCAATAAAGTCTGCTAGTTTAGCATCTGGATGTTTTGATTTATACTCTTGATAGTTTTTAACAAAGTCTGGGTGTTTAGGATCGTCTAATTCATATGCATCACGTGTGTCATATCCTTCGCCTAATGCACGATCAAATGCTTCTTCTAATTCATGATGACCGAGACCAGCATCACGTTCTAGTTGTGCTACCCAACCACTAACATCGCTTGAGCCAATTTCATGTACAGGGCCAGCAAATTCAGCAATGTCTACTGCGGCATTTACAATACCTTCTGGGCCTAGTTTTCTTAATAATTCCAACATTCTTTCATCGCCTTGGCTACAACCAGTAAGAATTCTGCGAATAATAGCTGTTGCAATAGCATCTATGCTATTATCATCTTCGTCTTCATCTTCGCAAATACATTTATCTGCTGTGCGATCGCATGCATCACAGTAATCATGTTCTTCATATACTGTGCCGTCCATGCCGCCGTCACCAGATCCGTATGTTTTACTAAACTGTCCTGGTTCAGCACACTCATCTGCTGCATCTGATGCTACGCTTTCAGCTAGGTTTGGAAATTGTTTCATAATAGACTCAGCATCTAATTTGCCTGCGCTTGCTGGGTAGATAGTTTTAAACAATGGTTTTGTAAATTTATCTTTAGCACGAGCACCTGCAATGATTTCTTCTGCACGTTCTTTGCTAACTGGTTTACTGCGTAATACTTTTGCTTGACCACTACGATCATAATCAACAATACAAGCTACATATAATTCTTCGTCTGATTCATCTAGATCACCACCTTCACTGCCGGTTTCGCTAGGTTCTGGTGTATCTTGGTCGCCAATTTCATCCACAACTTCTTGGAATACTGCTGGAACATTATCTTGTAACCAATCCATAATAGTATCACGTGCGTCTGCTGTTGGGTCCGCGTTGGCTAATTCTACTAGTTTGGCTTTTAGTTCATCATTTTGAATGATATCACCAATAGCATTGATAGCATTAACAGCATCAACTCCTACTGGAATTTCATCGCTAAGTGCCTCAATTAGATCGTCAGCGTTAATAGGCTCTATACCCCATTGTTTAACGCCCTCTTCATCTTCATCCCAGCCTTCAGCTACAGTGTTAGCCCAGCTTTCAAATTGTTGTGCAAATTTATTTTCTTTTTTCATTTTATAAGCCTTATGCACCAATGGTAGTGCGTCTGTCATTTTATCATTAAATACACGCTTGATGAAGCGTTCTTTCATTTCATCCAAATTGGCTTCATCTTCTGGCAAGTAGCTAGAGTTTGATGATTCAAATTGTTCTTTGCAATGAGTGTAGCCTTTCTTACCACTCATGCGTTTAAGAGTGTTATTAAGTAGTCCGTGGTATTCAAATGCTGATTCAACCATGGCTTGAGTTTCTTGATCTTCAAATGTACGGCGGCGCACACTGTTCATAAACGGTTTAAGTTTACTGCATTCTACAGCCATTTCACAGATGTGACTACCTAGGTCATCGTGTGGTGTGCCACCTGCTGACACATGGCGTGCCATAGCACGTGCACCTGTTAGGCTCTTGAATGGCATCTTAAAACGTTCGCCTTCTGCGTTTTCAACATAGATGCTGTTGATATGACGACTACGAGCTCCTGTCATTTCATCAACTACTGGTGCATTGTGGCGTACAATAATACGAGCAGGACCAAACTTTTGATAGCTTGACTTGCTAGTACCATATAGCTTGCTTTCACCAATAACTTCATCTTTGTTGTAGGTGCTGTCTGCTTTACTTTGTTGAGCAATGTCGCGATGTTTTAGTGTCGAACGTGTGATATCTCTAGGTTCAAAACTTAACAGATTGCGTTTGGCAAATTCACGCAGTTCACGTAGGAATTGATACCAATGTTTCTTTTCGTGTTCTGTTAGGCCATCTGTGATATTCTTACTAAAGTAAACTTTTAATGATGTTTCATCAATTAAACTCATGGTAATATTACCATGGTTTTCGCCATCTACTAGGTAATCAAAATTGAAAAAACGTGCTTTTTCAGGGTCATTTGTAGCTTTAGCGTTTTCGTCGCCTAAGCTAACATCTTCGTACCTGTCACGAATTTTTTCAAATAGACTTTCTGCAATTTTATTAACTTCTCTCATGTAAGTATTTATCTTTAAGTGATAAAGAATGGCATTGGCTCTACAATGTCTTCTAGACTGTCTTTCATTTTAAGATCTAATTGACTGTCAAAGCTCTGTAGCATTTGTGCCATGCGTACTATGAGTATTAGACTCATAACTAGGTCATCTGTTTCACCTGGTTTAGCCGCATAGCTAGCACCTGATGCTACAAAAGTTTTTAATTCGCTGATCAGCGGGCGGCTAACAACTGTCATGCGACGGCTTTCTATTAGATTTTTAAGTTTAGCACAGGCTGATATTTTAGTTTTATTTGTGGTATTAAAGCCCTTGCGATATCTACGGCCACTGCCGCCCATATGACGAGGTTCACTGAGGAATATGCCGCGGATATTTTCTTCGCCAATTTCACTGATACTTAACAAGGCTGCTTCACCTACAGTGTTGTTTTCAACGCTATAGTAAACACTGGTCTGTGCTACTGTTTCTGCTAGGTATTTGGTAATTTCTGTTAGGATACCAACTTGTTGTTGTATAGGAGTGCGGTTATGCTGCCATTCTGCTACTTGTTTAAATGTAGGTAACTCAAACACCTGTATACCTGCAGGGTCACCACCTGTGCCTAGGCTAGGATCTAAGGCCACTACATAGGTATATTGTGGTTCAGGCCTTTTGTACCAGCGTACTTGTCCCTGACGTTCTATAGGATCCAGGCCAGCCATTTCAACTAAAAATCCTGGATTGATTAAGGTCTCGTCCCAGATAATAAACTCACAATCCATTTCACGACGGAAACGTTCATCACCTAGTTGTGCTCGCTGTTGTGAGGCCCACGTTTCGTCACGGTCTGGATGTTCGTTCCAATAGCTACGGAATGCTTTAAATCCGTTAACACCAATTTCAGTTGGGTTGCCAAATTCATCAAAGCACTTGTTAGCACCTTTCCATAGGGTAGCAAATTGGTCTTCATCGCTGTTAGGCGTTGAAGTAATAATACACTTACCACCAGTTGCTAGTGTGGGACTAATTGAAGTCCAGAATTCTCGTCCTATGGTAGGGCGAACGAATGCGAACTCATCTGCATATAATAATGATATTGACAGACCACGACCTGTGTTTTCTGTAGTTGTAGCTGAGATAATACGACTACCATTATCAAAATCAATACTACCTTTGTTGTAGCTCACAGCACCTGCACGTATAAAGTCTGGTACGCTTTCATAAGCATAGCGTATACGTTGCATGATTTCTTGTGAGCCTGTGTATTTGTGTGCGGCAATTAGGATAGTACTATCTGGCACGAACATAGCGTACCATAACAAGTAACCTGCAGCACTTGTTGACTTACCTGTTTGACGAGGCATTAGCGAAATGCTAAAGCGATAATTATGATATGTATTGATCAGGCGTTTCTGATAGTCAAATGGTTCGTATAACATACGCCCTTTAACAGGGTGTTGTATATAGAAGTAGTTGCTCATAAAGTATTCAGGACCCGTAATAGGGTCTGCACACTTTGCGAACTCGCGGATCTGCTCTTCAGTGAATGCTTCTTTCTGATGAGCTTTTTTAACTATTACTAGATCAGGTTTTGCCATACTGTTATTTAACCATCTGTTTTTTATTTTCGTAGTATCTGAGCAATGATTGACGTTGTTTTTCAACCTGTTCTTTAGATTTTGGTTTTCCTTTATGTGCTAAAGAAATTGCTTTTTTATGTTCATCTGAACGAGGAGGAATTATTTGATTAGCTCTTGCAAGTTTAATTTTAATTTTAGTTTCTTCAGATAATGGATTTCTTTTTCTGCCAGACAATCGTATAGATATTTGTTGTTTTTGTTCTTCTGTGCGTTTCTTCCCAACATTTTTGCCCTTCATTGATTCTGATAGCTTTCTTTTAGATTCTTCACTCATTGGTTTTCTTTTTTTGCCAACGTGTGTCAGAGATAATTTCTTTTTAGTTTCTTCTGAATGTTTTCTGCCAGGTTTACCTTTTAAAGTTTCTGATTTTAGATTAGCATATTTAATACGCAATGATTCGTATATTTTAGATGTTATTTTATATCTTTGTTGAGAATTATTTTCTAATGTTGCCATAGCCCAAGCGGCATGTACCATTTTATTTTTCGCATCACCTTCATACATTTTAGTAAGTAGAAGATGGCAAACAAAATGTTCTCTGGCTGTGAGTTTTACAAGATTTTCTTTAAGATTGCTACCACCTAGCGATTTAGGGATAATATGATGTGTTTCGTAATAACCATCTATTAGACGATTTTTAGCATTATTGATGATACTGGTATAATAAGAAGTATATTTGTTTTCTAACATATAGTTATTTATCTGTTAGAAACGGTTTAATGAAGTTTAGTTTAGAATGGTTTTTCGTTCGTCATCAGCGGCAGCGCGAACCACAATCTAAACCATTCTGGCGTACCAGGTTGTACATTGTGTTCATTTTGGTAGTTGATTTTTTCCATGGCAGTGATACTAGGGTTGCTACCACCTGTGCGTGTTGGGGTTTCTGGACCTTTGTATTCCACTAGCTTGCCTTGATTGTTGCCGCTCAAGCCTGCCATGTATTTGAGTTGTTCTAATTCATCCATTATTTTTTCTTCCTTTTAGCACCTGAATTATGTGGCACTGGGCTGGCTCTATGTACATCATCTGCTTCTCTGCTTCTAGTGTCACTCATCTTATTAACTGGTCCTGCATCTGTCATTTCTGCGGCATCTTTGATCATATCATATTCTTCATCAGTGTAGGTAAGCAACAGTGGGTCACCAGCGAATGGACCTGCAACTGGCATTTTGCCACCTTTCTTACCATCAGCGACTCCTAACGCTAACCCAAAAC